GCTGTCTGCGACTGTTATCTCTTCTTTGATTCGTTGGATAAGAGTTGCATAAAACAACCCCGCAGCGCTCACCAAGCAGTGATTCGCCAAAACTTCCGCTTGGTTAGAAACGGACGTGTTAATTAACTTCTGGTTTAGCAACTTCAACGAGTCTTCCATCAAGCGCTGGAGAATGATGAAGCCTTCTGTGTGAACATATCCCGCGACGACCATACGTTGGCGATGGTCGAGTTGGAATAAAGGTTCCATGCCCGTTTTGGCTAGATTAACTTCCTCCATACTCCTCCTAAAAAATCTCTGCGGTTCCTCACGGATGGCCGCAGTGCCCAGTCTACGATTTACGGGTTATCAAGCCCCGCGTAGACGCTATTCGATTACTCAACCGTTGGTTGCATACCCTCTAAACCTTGTGTCGAGGGGGTTCCGTTGACAGCCTCGCTCATGCCGCTAGCTTTCGCAGCCTCGCGAGTGATGTCACGTTTAATTCGGTTGTCTGACGCTTGATCTTCAAGTTGCTGCTTCTGGACGAATTTCTGTTGGTCGCCCTGTTGCTTGGCCTGCATCGCTTGCTGTTGCAGAGCAGCTTTCGAATTAGCATCCCTCCGTTTGATTTCGTCTGGGGTCATATCCACGACGATATCGTTCTTATTCTTCCACTCACTCGCTTCCATCCACATATCTATGATAGGCTCGATTTGAATCTTCTTGCCCGCTTCGGCCAACATCTGCTGAATCTGGGGGTTGTCGAGGATTTGCGTCAGCATAACCATTGACTGAGCCATCGTTCGCTTCGCAGCGAGTGATGCGCCCGCAAGAACTTCAAACTCAATTTGAGCATCGTGGAATTCCTGCAGACTAAGGTCTTTCAGGAAATCGTCACCCTCTTTCTTACCAAGGATGTGCTTGATCGCAAAGTCTGACATCACGGTGAATGTCAGCATATCGATTACGCCGATGAAAGGTTTGAATACCTGCTCGATGAAATTATCGAGAGGGCCGTCCAGGCGAGTAGCCGAGGCACCCGCCATCAGGTTTGCGCCTGTGGCCGAACGTCCCATGCCCGCCCGTGGGCCAGCAGAAGAACCCTGGACTAAAGTCTGGTCGGCACCAGAAGACGATTCAGTTGCTGACTCGTTCTCCTTCATGGCCGACCAAATATCGCTCGGCACCTTGGGAGATTCCAGCAACTTGTAGGACTTCTCAGTATCCGTAACGCTGAGAATCTTACCGATGCCGGTACGAATAGTTTGCGTAGGGGCGTTGTCGTCCCTGTTACGCAAGTAGATCGGATTGACGCCGTAACTCAAGATTTTAAGAATTGAGTTAATCGTGCCTTGGTCGACACGCTGATTCTGACCGACGATTAAGCCCAGACCCATACCGTAAAACGCCCGCGGACGATTCCACCAGTTGGATGACAAAAACGGAATTTTCTTAAACTCGTTTTCGCCCGTATAGATGACCTTCTCTTTATTGAGAACGATGATCTTCCGACCGCTATCCCAATACTCCATGAGTTCTAGTTTAGTGCGACGAGGATCAGGGCTCGTTTGAGCGTTGACCTCTTCTGCATGGAATACGACGCCGCGAACTTGCGTAGTTAAATCTAAATCCTGTAACTGTTGTCCGGGTTGTCCGTCCCACATAGCCGCAATCTGGGCGTCTGATGGGAAAATCCAACCGTCGATTGCTAGGCCGTTCTCGCCGTCTTTAATCGCCCCTTTGACGGCATTCTTCAAATCCATGAACTGATACCAGTCCATGTATCGAATGTCAATAACCCAACGGGCTTCTCTGATATCAGAAACTTCCAGTTGAGGGTCGACAAGCACTCGGTTCAAAGGACGATGCTCGAAAAACGGCATCGGCACGATTTTCACCGTGCGTTCAATGTTCGGCGGTTCATCTGTCGGAATGGATTGCTGGCTAACAGCGCCGTCTGGGGTTGGGGTGTCAATCTTGCTGGTCGTAGCCGTTCTCTTGAACGTCTCGATCTCTTTCCAGTCATACCCCCACTTAAAAATACCTGTGCCCAGATGAGCCATTTGTTCAAGTCCCCACTTGGTGTGGTTCTTGAACTTGCACTCATCTAGGATGTATGAGTAGAGAGACGTCTTCGCATCTACCACCTTCTGGCTTGTGCCTGGGCGGGGGCGAATCAGCATCGGCGGGTCATCGTAAAACAAACCCTTGTAAAGTTGAGGAACTACGGCGTTGCATACTTTCGCAACGGTGAAACGTTGAACGTTAGGTTCGAGGACGTAGGTGTTCTCGTATACTGTCATCGGGCGAGGCGATTGGAATAGGACATCCGCGTCTCTCCATAAAAGGGTCCCACATTGTTACTCGCCAAGTTTTGGCGGATAGAACCGCTTCGGATTCTATTCATACGGTTGGATTCCCGTATGGTCAGACTATCGCATCACTCCTATGCAGGAGCGCCCTCTCACTTAGTCGTTCAGGCTGCTTTCGCTTGCCCCTTGTTGGCATTTCAGCTTCCAAGTCAATCAGAGTGGGTTTATAGACGGCAGATTTTGTTTACTGTCTGTTTTGGATGTAGGCTTTGGCAAGCTCGGCACTTTTGCAAACTAAGGTCAGCTCTTTGTTTATTGGTAGGTCGCCCGTTTGATTATTCTTAAAATCTTGGGGGAGCAGACTTCCGTTTGGGTCGCCGTCACGAGTGACGGCGTTCATAGTGCCTATAGAGTTATCAGGCATTGGACCCCACTTTCGTTTTCTTTCGCGCCCGATACTCTCTATTTCTCAAAGCAGCGGGGGTTGGGTTTTCACCGCGTCGTCGTATATTAGATTCAACTACGGCAGGTGCGGGAATACCCGTTTTTTCTATACTGAGGTTCTTGCGGTGCTCTAGCGATTTAGGTTTTCTGCCGACGTAGATTTTCCCGTTAATGTTATTAGTAATACAGTAAACATACATGCGATTCTTTGCTCCTATGGTTACTATACCACAAAGATGCCCGGATGTCAATCAAAGATTCCAGCATCGGCTAAAGGATCACAATAGTCCGAACCGAGTCCTGCCCCCGTCGGCGATTCCCCCTGGGTGGCGGGGAACGCCGCTTCTAGTGCAGCCATGTGCGATTGGTCTACGGCTTTGCCGCCAAAAACCTGCTGATACGCCGCCTGTTGCTTAGGGTCGTAATACGAATCCATCGCAGCAGAAACCTTCGCTTCGTTCTCCGCATAAGCACAGAACTGATTGACTAGGATGGCCAGCACGTCAACGATGTCGTCATGCAGGGCTGCAGCCGTTCCAAACTTCGATAATTCATCGTAAAGTTCGTCAAGACTAGGACAAGAGTTCAGGAAGAGTAATTTCCCTTCACCGAGGTATCGAAGAACAGGTCCTGCCTTCTCCGACTTACTCTTAGTCTTTTTACCCTGACCGAGCGATACCCACTCAATAGGGACACGAACTTTCAGTTTATCCATCTCGCGGTAGGCTTCACGCCCCATCCACTTCACCCCAACAGATTCTTCAATGCACATCCGTTTGGGCTTCCATTGGAGCGCCGTAGCCGCAATCAGAGCGGGCAACTCGAACTCATTGTATCGACCGCGTTTCATATCTATGACGTAGAAACGACCACCGAAGATCAACGCAGTAAGGATGACCGTGTAGTCTGCCCATGACTTAGTCGAATACGCCGTATCCACGCACGTCACAATCATGCCCGTATTAGGCAACATTGCAGCGGGAACCGTTCTACGAACCAACAGTTCACGGGCGAACTTGATAAGGTGCATCTGGGTCGGATCGTTTAAGTACTTGATCGCGAACCAAGGGTCTGTCTTTTTCTTGTGCTGCAGGACCTTAAATGTTAATGAGTGTTCATTCTCTGGGACATTAAACCAGTAGTCGTAATCACTCTCCGTCATTTCGGCGTCTGTCTTGCCGAGTGCCCGAGCGTTAGCGTTTTGCCACCACGCTGGACGGATGTAAATCTTCATCGGATACTGTGCTTCGCTGTTTCCTTCTTCAACGAACTTCTTACGGTTGAGGATATCCTGTCCGTAAGTATCCTGGGAGTCGTACCACGTTCCAATCTTGTCGTAGAATCCGTACGGGTGCAACATAGCGGCGTTGATACTGACCTGCT